CTTTGCGAAGTACAAACTTCAGAAAAGGGGCGATTTATTCGCCCCTTTTTTTTGCCTTCCGTAATGGATAAATATCCATATGACTACAACTAATGCATTATCAAGACAACCTACAAAACTTGACTTGGCTTCGCCACAGCAGTTTAAGTTTTCTATTATCAAATTACCTAAAGTAGAATACTTTTGTACCTCTGCTAATGTTCCTGGTGTGTCTATGCCATCAGCTACACAAACTACACCTTTCAGAGATATACCTGTACCAGGTGATAAGATTAGTTTTGAAGAGTTAAGTATTACTTTTTTAGTAGATGAAAATTTAGATAACTACCGAGAAATGCACGGTTGGTTGACAGGTGTTGGTTTTCCAAGAGATAGACAACAATATACAAATATACTAGACGCAAATAAAGATAGATTTCCTACCATAGGAAAAGATAGTAAGGCTACAGACCCAGGAAAAGTAGTCTCTGGTGCTACTCCGATAGGTCCTATTTTTTCAGACGCCACGTTAAACATACTATCTAGTAAAAACCGTGGTAATATAGAAGTCAGATTTAGTGACGTATTTCCTACAGGTCTATCTAGTTTGAATTTTAACCAACAAGCCGCTGATGTTGAATACTTATCTGCTACGGCAACCTTTCAATACAAGATTTATGAGTTTGCACAACAAGGCAGACCAGCTACTGATATCGTATCCTAAACTTTACATTTTCAGTATATTATGATAGATTGGACATATTATGGATTTAGAAAAACTACAAGAGCAGGTTGATAAAGACTTGAAGTTGAATGAAACTGAATTAGATTTAGAGTCTTTAAAAACACCTCAATTACACAACAAATATATGAAGCACTTAACAACATTTAAGTTGATGTTGAGTAAGGCAGAGTCAGAATTACATACTCTTAAACGTGAGAAATGGGAGTATTATACAGGCAAAGCTGACGCTTCAGTATATGCACAGAAACCTTTTAACTTAAAAATTTTAAAACAAGACGTTGACAAATATCTTGACTCAGATATTGATATTCAACGTGCAAAACATAAAGTAGATTACTTACAAACCACAACTGATTTTTTAGATAGAACTATTAGGCAAATTTCAAATAGAACCTTTACAATAAAAAATGCAATTGAGTGGCGTAAGTTTACAAGTGGCGCTATTTAATGAACAATTTAAGATATCTGGTCATTGAAAAGAAAGATGACGTTTACCTAAAGATTGACGCAGACGAAAGTATAAGAAGAGACCTAGGTGAATTCTTTACATTTGAGGTGCCTGGTTTTAAATTTATGCCTCAATTTAGAAATCGTGTGTGGGACGGAAAGATAAGATTATTTTCTTATCAAACAGGACAGATATATACAGGTTTATATCCTTACGTATTAAAATGGTGTAAAGATAATGATGTAGAAGTTGTTGACGGAACAAAAATAACTGATACTAAAGTTGATGATACTAAAGTAGATAAGTTTATAGAAGCATTAAAGATACCTTTCAAAGTTAGAGACTACCAGAGAGAAGCATTTGTATATGCAACAAGAACAAATAGGTGCTTGTTATTGTCGCCAACTGCCTCTGGTAAGTCTCTTATCACATATCTATTAGTAAGGTTTAATTTATTAAGATTAAAAGAATCAAAGAAAAAAATATTAGTTATTGTACCAACCACTTCATTGGTAGAACAATTGTATAAAGACTTTAAAGATTATGGTTGGTCGCCTGAAAAAAATGTACATAGAATTTATCAAGGTCACGCAAAAGAAACAAACAAGTCTATTATCATATCTACTTGGCAATCAATATACAATCAACCAAAAAAATGGTTTTCACAATTTGGTATGATTATAGGTGATGAAGCACATCTATTTAAGGCAGTATCATTAACAAAGATTATGACAAAACTGGTAAAATGCCCTTATAGAGTTGGTATGACAGGTACTTTAGATGGTTCAAAAACACATAAGTTAGTATTAGAAGGATTATTTGGTGCTGTAAATAAAGTAGTAACCACAACGGAACTTCAGGAGAAGGGAAAACTAGCTGACCTCAAAATATTCTGTTTGGTCTTACAACACGGTAAAATGGAACGTGAGTTTATAAAGAATAAAACATATCAAGAAGAAATGGATTTTATTGTTTCTAATGAAAAAAGAAATAGATATATTAGAAACTTGGCCTCTGGTTTAAAAGGAAATACACTATGTTTGTTTCAATATGTAGAAAAACACGGAAAGGATTTGTATGAAGCAATTAAAGATAAAGCAACAGATAAAGAAGTTTATTACGTCTATGGCGGAGTTGACGCCACAGGAAGAGAGCGTATTAGGGAACTTACGGAAAAATCTGACAACTCTATTATCGTTGCGAGTTATGGGACTTTCAGTACCGGCATTAATATTAGGAACTTGCATAACATTATTTTTGCTAGTCCTAGTAAGTCCAGGATAAGAAATTTACAATCAATAGGCAGAGGCTTACGATTAAAAGATAACAATTCACACGCTACTTTATATGATGTCGCAGATGATTTAACTCATAATGAGAAAGAAAACTATACATTAGCACACTTTAGAGAACGGATAAATATTTACAGCGGAGAAGACTTTGATTATGAAATTCACAACGTAGAGTTAGGCAATGCACCAAGAAGTTAAAACAAATATAAAAGTTATTAAACTAATAAATGGTGACGATATCGTATGCCATTTACCAGAAAAAGATAAACAATTACCAGACAATTCACCATTGTTGAGGTTAGATAGGCCTTTACAAATAAAGTATGTGCCTCAAATAACATCAACTGGTTTCAGAGATTATATTGCTTTGATTCGTTGGGTAAACTTTACACCTGATAATATAGTCACAATACCAAAAGATAAAATAATGACTATAACAGGAGCAACAAAAGAAATGACCACACAATATGGTATTATATCAAAAGAATATCATACAATACGGCCGCCTGAAAGAAATCAACAATCATATGAAAGAAAAGAGTTTACGGCCGAAGAAAGTAAAAAGATAAGAGAAATATTTGAAGAATTTGATGATGAAGATGAAGGAAATAAAACTATACACTAGTGTTCTTGAAGACGCTACACCGCTCATTATACGGATAATTTTTCAATTGTCAAGTGTGAAATGAACATTGACAAATTACAAAAAATAATATAGTATGAGGATATTATGGCAAGACAAAAATCAAAACCAGAACATTACGTAAATAACAAAGAATTCTTGGCCGCTATGGTTGAGTATCGTAAATCTGTTAATAGGGCAAAAAGGAAAAAACAACCTAAACCACCTGTGACAGATTATATAGGTAGTTGTTTTTTAAAAATAGCAAATCACCTATCATATAGACCTAATTTTATTAACTATACATACAGAGACGATATGATTTCTGATGGTATAGAAAATTGTTTACAATACCTAGATAACTTTAATCCAGATAAATCAAATAATCCTTTTGCATATTTCACGCAAATAATATATTATGCATTTATACGTAGAATTCAAAAAGAAAAGAAACAGACAACAATCAAACAAAAAATGATTGCTGATTCTAATTATGATGATATGACTTTACAACCAGGTGAAGACAGAGAATTTAAGAATCAATTCTCGGAGTTTTTAAGACAAAATTTACCAAAAGAAGAAGACTCTAATCTGGCACCTAAAAAGAAAAAGAAAAAAAAGTAAATGAAAATAGCGTTGTTGAATGACACTCACTTTGGTGTGAGAAACGATAGTCCAGCTTTTATTAAATATCAAAATAGATTCTATGATGAACTATTTTTTCCGTATTTAAAAGAGAACAATATTACAACACTTATACACCTAGGTGATGTGGTAGATAGACGTAAATTCATCAATCACAATACAGCGCACAATTTTAAAAAAGTATTTTTTAATAAATTAGAAGAATTAAATATAGACACTCATATTATTATTGGTAACCACGACACATATTATAAGAACACAAACGAAGTAAATGCTTTACAAAATTTAGATATTAATAAGGGTGCTAAGTTATATACTAAAACGACAGAGGTAGAGTTTGATGGTTTACCAATATTGTTTATACCTTGGATATGTGATGACAACGAAACTGATTCTGTTGAAAAGATTAAAAATAGTACCTCATCAATTGCAATGGGTCATTTAGAAGTAAAAGGTTTTGAAATGCATAACGGCCATTTTAATGACCACGGTCAAGAAAAAGGTATGTTTAAAAGGTTTGAAAAAGTTTTGTCTGGTCACTTTCATAAAAAGTCAGATGATGGACAAATATATTATCTTGGCACACAATACGAAATGACTTGGTCAGACTATATGTGCCCTAAAGGTTTTCATATTTTTGATACTCAAACAAGAGAGTTAACAAGAATACCAAATCCTATTAGAATGTTCAAGAAGATAATATATAACGATAAAGAAACTAACTATGACAATTATGATTTATCAGAATATGATGAGTGTTTTGTAAAATTATTTGTGTCAAATAAAACAGATACAGATATGTACAATAGATTAATGGACAGAATATATAATGAGATTGATGTCCACGCTATTGACGTAATAGAAGATATGTCAGATGTAAATGTCACGGTAAGAGACGACATACTTGAACAAGGAGAAGATACGTTAACATTTTTAGGTAACTATATTGAACAAGTAAATACAGACCTAGATAAACAAAAGTTAAAAGCTTTTGCAAAAGAACTATACAGCGAGGCAAGTGAATGAAACCAGAGATATTAGGTAATATAAAATTTGGACCATATGTGGCATTGATGAAAGTACATCAGCCATTAATTGATGGTCTATTAAAAAGAGCAGAAAAAAAAGAAGTAGGTTCAGGAAATTCTGAACTAGCAAGTTTAATGTCAGACCAAAGAGGATATAGTCTTGAAGACAAAAGATGGTTTGTAAATGAATTTCAACCATACATAGATTCTTATGTAGAAGGAAATTGTCAATTTTTAAATACAACTTACAGCGAACCACATTGGTCTAAATCTTTTAATCTATTAAGTTTATGGATTAATTATATGAAAGAAAATGAGTACAATCCAACACATACACATAGCGGAATGTTATCTTGGGTTATGTATTTAAAAACACACGACATAGAAAAAGAAAGAAAAGAATATACAGGTAGAAGTGCTGGACCAGGTGCAACCATATTTCATTATGGTGAACACTCTTTTCCACAATGGGCAACTCACACACAATCTTATTTGCCACAGGAAGGATATGTATGGATTTTTCCTGCTTTGTTAAGACACGAAGTTATACCTTTTAAAACACCAGGTACAAGAATAACGGTATCAGGTAATTTATACTTTAAACACCCTAGTCAAAAGTCAGACGCAGAACCAACTCCTATGGATTCAGATTTTAAAAGAATGCCAGATATGGAGCGTCAACCTTTAGAGCCAACAAAAAAACTAGATGATACTATTTAAAAGACTAACTTACAAAAACTTTTTATCAAGTGGTAATGTACCAATAGAAATTAATCTTGATATGTCTCAAATGACATTGATAGTTGGTACTAATGGTAGTGGTAAATCTACTTTACTTGACGCATTATGTTTTGTTTTATTTAATAGACCATTTAGAATAATTAAAAAAGAACAAATGGTCAACACCATTAACAATGGTGATTGTATAGTAGAGGTAGATTTTGAAGTAGGTACAAAAAAATATAAAGTAAGAAGAGGTATTAAACCTAATTTGTTTGAAATCTTTTGTGATGGCAAGAAACTAAATCAAGACGCCAACAATATTGATTATCAAAAGTACCTAGAACAAAATATAATGAAGTTAAATTATAGGTCTTTTATTCAAGTAGTATTATTAGGGTCATCATCATACGAGCCGTTTATGAAGATGAAACCAAGATATAGAAGAGAAGTTGTTGAAGAGATACTTGATATTAGAGTTTTTGGCCTTATGGACTTAATTTTGCGTTCCCAACAAAGCGACCTTCAAAAAAAACTCACGGAGACGAGGCACCAAGCGGAGTTAATAAAGACCAAGTATGAAACTGAAGCAAAATATCTAAAGACGCTGGAGGCGAAAGGTAGCGACAACCAGGCGGTAGCGCAAAAAAGACTAGAAGAAAATAACAAAAATAAGATAGAATATGAAACAAAATTACAAAAACTTAATGAACAGATAGCAGTTAGTCAAAATGAATTATTAGGTCAAGAAGAGGCAGATAATAAGCTTAAACAACTGAATAAATTAGAAACTAAAATAGAATCTAATTTAGATACTCATAAAAAAACATTGTCGTTTTTTAAAGAAAATGATAATTGTCCAGTATGTACACAACAAATAGATGAGGAGTTTAAAAGTAAAAAATGCGAAGAAGAACACGGTACGATTTCAAAACTAGAAAAAGGTCTAGTCCAGCTCGTAGAAGAAATCTCAAAACAAGAACAAAAAGTATCAGCCTTCTCCAAGGTTACAAACAAAATATCAGATATGAAACTGGACTTGGCGAAAATCACCTCATCATTAGAACAGATAAAGAATCAAAGTGACCAAATACAATTAGATATTAGTAGAGTAAGTGAAAAGGATAATGATATAGAATCTATTGAACTTGAACTAGAAAGAATGAGAATTGATTTAGGTGACGCTGAAAAAGAATTAGATAAGGTACAAGAAGAAAAAGGCTATGTAGATATATTAAGAGAGATACTTAATGATAAGGGCGCTAAAGCACAAATCATACGTAAGTATGTGCCTATTATGAATAGTCTTATTAATAAATATTTACAGGCAATGGACTTTTATATATCGTTCAACCTAGACGAAGAGTTTAACGAAACCGTTAAATCAAGATTTAGAGACACCTTTAACTATAATAACTTTAGTGAGGGTGAGAAAATGAGAATTGACCTTGCCTTACTATTTACTTGGCGAGATATTGCAAGAATGAAGAATAGTACAAATACTAATCTATTAATACTAGATGAAATATTTGATTCATCATTAGACGGCCAAGGTACAGATGACTTCTTTAAAATCATTAAGACTTTAGAGAAAGAAAATATCTTTATTATATCACATAAAGGCGATATACTATTTGATAAATTTACTAACATAATTAAATATGAGAAAGTACAAAACTTTACACAATTAGGTACAATATGACAGATAAAAAAATAAAAGAACTATCGCTGGTACCTGCTAATGATAGCAGAGTATTATCAGCAATAGCACCATTTTCAGATGATATGTTAAAAGATTCGAGTGTCGGTTTTAAGACAAGAGCTGACGTTTCTAAATCAATGTTTATGTGTATGAAAAAATATGGTGGTATAGGTCTAACTTGTAATCAAGCAGGTTTACCATTTAGAATGTTTGTAATGGGCAATCATTTATCTTTAGAAAATGGTCAAAAATTTTCTTGTTGGAATCCTAAAATAAAATCTACCTCAAAAGAAGAGATATTAATGAGTGAGGGGTGTTTAACTTTTCCTTATTTGTTTTTAAATATATCAAGACCTAGAAAAGTAGAAGTTGAATTTGAAGATGATGATGGTAAAAAAATAGAAAGAGAATTTGATGGTATGTTCTCACGAATCTTTCAACACGAATTTGACCATACATTAGGTCTAACATTTGTAGAAAAGGTATCTAAATTAAAATTTGATATGGCCAAAAAAAAGGCAGAGAAAATGTATAAAAGAGACCTACAAAGAGCAAAACTACAAGAGGCTAGACAGCTATCCCAGACTTGACAATAACTAAAAATTAGAGTACCTTATATATTATGGCTTATTCGTGGAAGAAAGGTATGTCTATTGACGACCAATGGCAGAGTTGGCAAGAACACAACCCAATAGATAAAATACCTAATATAGATACAGAAACTTTAAAAGAGGCAGTTGTAAAAGACCTATCTTATGTCTCTGCTATGGATGTAAAAGAATATACACTATATCAAAAATGGTGTGAAGTACACGACAAATATCCTACCGAAGAAGTCAATAGTTTCTTTGACGATAAACCAGCATTAAAGAATCCTGAACAAGGTGCATTATTACAAGAGATTAAAAATAACTTCTGGTTACC